CAATCAAAGTCCAACACTCAGCCAATAACTCAACATGGGCTGATTTGGTGGTCTTTACAGCAACAACATCAGCGACAACTACTTCAGAAAGAATTGAAGTAGCCGCTGGTACCACAGTTAATCGATATGTTCGTGCAAACATTTCGGCAATTGCTGGCTCAACAGGGTCAGTAACACTCACCGTTGGATTCGCAAGGAGATAAAAAATGCCAACATTTCGCCACGGTAAAAACTCGCAGTTCACAATCGCAGACTCGGGTGCAGCAGTTCGTGATATCAGCAACACGCTGAATTCCGTAACGATGCCTCGTTCTATCGAAACTTTGGAAACCACTTCTTTCGGCTCCGCATCAAAGTCTTATGTAGTCGGTTTCTCAGATTCAACAATTTCAATCGAAGGTTCTTTTGACGCTACTGTTGATGGATACCTAAATGGACTTGTTGGTAATGAAACAGCGAGCGCTTTCGTTTATGGACCTGAAGGAACAACAGCAGGTCAAGTCAAGTACACAGGAACAGCATTCCTAACTTCATACGAAGTTAGTGGAGGAGTAGGCGACATTGTTGGCTACTCAGCAGAATTCCAAGTAACTGGTGCAATCACAAGAGGCACATACGCTTAATAAAAACAACTTAATAACCCCAATAATCGAGTCCTAGAGACCCTAATCGAAAGAGAGAGTAATCGTGTCCTTAAGAGACCAAATTCTAAATAGCAATGATATTCCAAAAGAACTTGTAAAAGTTAAAGAATGGAATACTGAAATCGAAGTTCGAGGTATGACTGGCGCAGAGCGCACACGAATCCTTGACCTTGCCCAAGACGAAAAAGGAATGAACCTACAAATGGTTTATCCAGAAATTGTTATTTCAACTGCGTTCGACCCTATAAGTGGAGAAAAGATTTTCTCTCCTGAAGATAGAACGGCGTTACTCTCAAAGTCTGCTAATGCACTAGACAGCCTCGCAACTGTCGGTATGCGCCTTTCAGGTTTCTTAGCAGAAACTTCTAATGATTTGGGAAAAGATTCGTCCGAAACGGCTATCGAAGATTCGTCTTTGAACTAGCACAGAGATTGGGTAGGACTGTCGATGAATTACTCAACGGCAGTCCTTCCCATAATCCTATCTCTGCAATTGAATTGGCGGAGTGGGAGGCGTTAGAGCAAGTTCGAGTTTGGGAACAAGAAAAAGCAAATCGGAGGTGAGGCGTGGCTGACTTTAATGTAAAAGGTAAAGTGTCCCTAGACACAGGGTCATTTGTTTCCTCTGCTCGAGCCGCTTCAGATTCCTTAAACGGACTTAATACTTCTGTTGGAAAAACTTCAACAGGTATGAAGTATTTAAAACGAAGCGCAATCGCCGCTGGCGTTGCTCTTGGTGGACTTGCAATGGCAGGCGTTAAAGCCGCTTCGGATTATCAACAATCAATGATTGCTTTTACAAAGATGATGGGCTCTGCTGAAAAGGCAACTCAGTTTGTAAAAGAGTTACAAGACTTTGCCGCTAAGACTCCTTTTGAACTTCCACAAGTTCAAGCAGGAGCAAAGAAACTTATGGCTTTCGGATTTGAAGCCTCACAAGTTCTACCAATGCTTACTGCTATTGGTAACGCCGCTTCAGGACTTTCTCTTGGTGCTGAAGGTATTGACCGACTAACTCTTGCTATTGGTCAGATGCAAGCAAAGGGCAAAGTATCAGGTGGAGAACTTCGTCAGTTAGCAGAAGCAGGTATTCCAGCACTCCAATACTTAGCAGATGCTTATGGAAAAACAACTGCTGAGATTTTAAAGATGTCTGAAGAAGGCGCAATCCCTGCCGCCGCTGGTGTTGGTATTTTAATTAAAGGCATGGAAGAAGGCTCAAAGAACGCTATGGGCTTTAAGGGAATGATGGAAGCACAGTCAAAAACTATGGCTGGTTTAATGTCCACATTGAAAGATACAGTTCGTAATGCTTTCGTAAATGGATTTAATAAATATGTTCCTGCTATTAGCGGAACTTTTGAAACAATGCTTACTAAAGTTGGACCAATGGTTGAAGGCTTTATTGAGTTTATGGGATACCTTGTAAGTCAAATTGGTCGAATTCTTGGTGGTATTGCAACCGTTGTCGCACCTATATTTCAAAACTTTTTAATTCCTGCTTTCAAAATACTTGGTGGAGCAATTCTTGGAGTGATAGCCGTCTTTGCAAAACTTGGCGACTTTATGAAGAAGCACGCTGGCGTAGTTGAGTTCATAACTAATGTAATTGGAATAGCCGCTCTTTCTTATGGTGCTTTCCGTATTCAAACATTACTTCTAACCGCCGCCACTAAATTACATACTTGGTGGACAACGGCACAGGCCGCTGCTGTTAAAAAAGCAACAGCCGCACAAAAGATTTTTAATTTAACAATGGCGTTTAATCCAATTGGTTTAATTGTTGCTGCCGTAACCGCTCTTATTGCTGGCTTTGTTCTTGCTTGGAACAACTCTGAAAAGTTTAGAAAGATAATGATTCAAGTAGGCAAGGCTGGCGTTATGGGTATTGGCTACATTATTAAAATTGTAGGAGTCTTGCTTAAGGGATTATTTAATGTTGTAACAGGACCTTTGAGATTACTTCTTAAAGGATTAGAACTACTGGGAGTAGATGCTGCTGGTAAAGCACTTAAAGGTATCGAAGGAATGTCTAAGGGTATTGGCGACTTCTTTGATAAAGCAGGCAATAAGGTTCAAGACTTCGCAGATAAGTTAGATGCTTTAGAAAAGAAAAGATTTAAACTTCCTTCTTTCGGTCCTAAGAGTAAAAAAGAAACAGGACCAACTGGACCTAAAATCTCTGATGATGAATTTAAGTTTGATGCCTCAGGATTACTAGATGGTGCTGATGAGGCTGGCGCTCAGACTGCCGCTAAGTTAGCAGAACTAAAACGAGAACTAAGAGTTGTCGTTCAAGATTACAACGACTTTATTACAAACGACTTTGCTAAAGGCTTTGTAGATGGCGCTGATAATGCTCGAGATACCATTATGTCCGGTCTTGATAACCTGCGAAAGATATTTGATAAGCAGAAAGAGATATTTGAAGCGGCTAAAGATACCGCTGGTATGGCTAAGGTTGAAAAAGAATGGGACAAGATTAATAACTATGTCCGTTCTCGTATTGCTGAGGCAATGGCTGTTGCTAAGGAACTTGAAGAAGTATCAGACAAACTCGATGATGCTTACGATAGATTAAAAGAAGCAGTTGCCGCTAGAAAAGAAGGCGCAAAAGCATTTGAAGACTTAATGCGTAAGCCTTTTGGCGAACCAAATGAGTTAAGTAAGGGTCTTGCAAGTGGAGAAGCAACTGTCGATGGCATTATCGGTATGTACGACAGAATGCGTGAGGCTATCGAAAAACGCTTTACTGAAATTGGTGGCACAAAGAAGAATGAGTTAATTAGTTATCTAACTGACCAAACTGCTGAATTAGTTAAACTAGCCAAGAAGCGTGATAAAGCCGCTACCGCTCTTGATGAAGCACAAAAGCATTTAGAGGATGTTCTTTCTGAACAGAAGTCATTCGAAAAGAGCATTGTAAATAGCATGAAGTCATTTGGAACTGCTCTTGCTGACCTATCTAAGACTGATAGTGATACAACAATTAAGGTAATTAAAACTGCTAGCGGTTTAGTTATTACTCAAATGGGTCAAACTAAATCAGGTGTAGATACGATTGTAGATAAATTAAAATCTAGCCTTGCAACTATTAAAGAGTTCACTACAAACATACAAACATTATTAACTAGAGGTTATAACAAAGAGTATGTAAGGCAGTTACTTGAGGCTGGTCCTGAAGCCGCTGGAGCAACTGCGGCTTTACTTGCTAAGAGTGGCGATGATACTGTAACAACAGTTAATGATTTATACGCTCAGATAAATACTGCTTCCGAAGCCTTTGGAACAAAAATGTCCGATACTTTCTATGCCAACTCAGTATCAATGGCACAAGCAATGGTTAAGGGTGCTCAATCAGAATACGACAGCATTATGGCTCAAATGAAAAAGATTGCAGATGGAATTGAAGCCGCCTTTACTCCTTTGGCTGATGTTGGTACAAATGTTGGTAACGACATTATCCAAGACATGATTAATGCTTTAGAAAAGCGTAAGGGTGAACTAATTGCACTTGCTCAATCTATTGCCGCTCAAATAGCCGCCGCTATGGCCGCCGCCGCTGGTGCTATTGGAGTTACTGGTGTTACAGGAATTACTGGTGGTGGAAATACAACAA